TACGTTTAATCTTTCAAACTGTCTGAGAACAGATAGATTAAAGTAACCAGTACCGCTCCCAGTACGAGCAAGTAAACTGTCTGGGAGAGCAACAATATCATTGCGAAATCGAATGGACTTACGATCATCTCTAGAAACAATCAAGTCGATTTCATCAGCAAATACTACTGTGAAATCAATACCGTATTTATCTGCTTCTTCGATAAATCTTTCTCGTTCGTAAGTTTCTGTTGTGATACGATTGCCCAGCATCCAGAGTTTCATTCAAACCTCACCAACGAGTTCGATATCTTCTACACAATCAACTGTTACTTCATGTTCACCAAAGCGATACCAGTGATTCATCTCACCACAAATATCTGGACGTTCTCCGAGATACTCAACATCATCACTTTGATTTTCTCTCAACCACGCTTGGAGTCGGTGGTGCATAAGTTCGTGTTTACTAATCATTTGAATTCACAACTCATCATTATTTCAGTTAGACATGCTAGCAGGTTAATCTCCTGATCGGGTACATGCTCAATATCCCTGAGATATTTGGCAATAATCAACACAGCTTCTGGAATGGAAGAACCCTTAAGGTTTTGATAGCAAGCATCATAGATCTTCCTCATCACAATAGAGGGTTCATTATTGATATTATCTACCACCCATTTCCTAACCACCATGAACTCTTTGTTCTTGAGTGAACTGAGTAGACTATCCAAATTGATGTCGGCAACATCAGCAAGAATAGCAGAGGAAATAGATCCAGTAGCAGCATAACGCTGGCACTCGTTAATGAGGCGACGCCAATCAGGATAGTACCTTTTAACAAGTTTAGCAAGAACTTTGTCTTCATACTCTACACACTCGTGGGTAAGGATAGACTTCAAGCGAGTAAAGAACTCACCCTGAAGTTGTACTGCCTGATCATTACTGATCTTGAAATCCACAACAGTACAGCGACTATGAAGTGGTTCAATAATCTTGTTGGGGAAGTTACAGGTAAAGATGAAACGGCAGTTGCTGTGGAACTCCTCTACGGCGGTCCTGAGGGACAGTTGGACATCGTTGGTGGTGTTGTCTGCCTCATCGATGATAACGACCTTGTGGGACGCTCCAGAGGTCAATGAGACTGTTGTAGCAAACTGACGGACACGATTCCTCACGGTGTCTAGGAAACGCCCCTCGTCGGATCCGTTGATCACGATGTAAGAAGCACCGATCTCCTCACACAATGCTTTGGCAACTGTGGTCTTTCCAACACCAGCACTGCCCGCCAGAAGCAAGTTTGGTAGTTCTCCCTGATCTAAGAAACCCCTAAACACGTTCTTGATTGATTCTGGAAGAATACAATCTTCGACAATGCTGGGACGGTATTTCTCAACCCAAAGAAATTTGTTCATATTCAAGGTTCAAGAGCAATATAATAAGTAAGAGGAGAGGAGACGTTAGTCCACTGAGAGATCATTTTGGATGAGATCTTAACATCATAGAGTTTGGTGTTATCTGTCGAAGAAGATTTCTCTCCAACAGCAAGACGGAGGTTTTCCACTTTAATAAAGAACTCGTAGTCTCCCGTAGAATCGCCAGGAACGATCTCTTCAAAAGTGTTAGTAGTATCATTCTCACGATCACACAAGGAAAGAGTAATCACACCGTCCAAAGAAGTGATCTTTAGATCGGGCAATCCATAAACCATCGAAGCACGTTTGAGTGTAAGCAGAGTGCCAACAGACAATCCAAACGACAGATCAGACTCTGGGAAATTAACATCCCGATCTGGTGCTGCTTTGATAGTGATCTCTGGATCGGAGAAGAAAAACTTAGTCTTACGTCCACCACCATTGATGATTACATAATCATTGTTCTTGAATTCTAGGGTAGGATCTGGGAAAAGATCTAGACCAGTGATAAACTGGCGAAGATCGTAGATACCAAAGGTAATAGGAAACTTTTCTTCACAATCATACTGAGCAATCATGTTTTCCCCAACACTAATGGTCTTGAGGCGACTGCCCTCACGTACAAGAATAGATCCATTAATTTCGGAAAAGTTTTTGAGAACTCGTAGCGTATTAAGGGACAGTTTAAGTTGGGTCATCGATTGGGGTACTCCTCAACAATTTTGGACTTATCAGAAAAGTGTAGTAGCAAAACACAGTAGTGAATTGCTTTCATAATGTCAGCACGAGCAGTGCCTTTCTTGTCATAGCGAGACAAGTATTTGATAGCATTCGATCGGGTGAATGGTTCAGCATCGCCAACCGACTCAATCAGATCTAGAGTTTGGATCTTGTTATCACCAGCAGAGTAATGCTGGTTGTAAGTGGAACCAATATAATCACGAACCTCATTCAAGAGGTCTTCTTCATTGTACTTCCAATTCATAATATTATTCAGAAAAGATGGTTTCCAATTGATCATGATAGCACTCAAACACTTTCCCGTCAACTGCTTGAACGTAGAGCTTAAGTCCTTCACCACCAAGGATTTTGACGGATCGCCCATCCTTAAGAAGGGCAATCCTGCCACGGTGACCGTGGAATTCTTCAGAAGGGAACATTGGAATCCTCCTCAGCATTAGCATCAATTTTAGTATACAGGTCCATAAAGACTTGTTTAGTTTCATCGTCGAAACGATTCACACAAACTTCAATTGCCTTCATACGCTTACCGAAAATAGCGTAGGCACGGATAATGTGGACAAGACGACGAGTAGAAATGACCTCATCGATACCACCATCCTTAAAAGTTTTACGGATAATGTCTGCCCAGTTAGCAAGCTTATCACAGAACTCTCGATCTTCAACACCCAAATCAAGAGAAATACCCTCAAGAATTTTCTTCTCTGTGGTAATAGTAGGATACTCTTGCTCGAACGTCAGGGCAAATCGCTCAAGGAATGCTTCGTTGAGAACGTTAGTGCCGATGAAGCGTCCGTCATCGCTGCCCTTACCCTTGGTGTTGGCAGTAGCAACCACAGTGAACCCAGGGGCGGGCTTGACAAAACGTCCAGTCTTCTTCAAGAACACACCTTTACCTTCAAGGATGGATTGGAGACAAAGGATTTTGTTGGAAGCAAGGTCAATTTCATCGAGTAGCAAGACTGCTCCTCGTTCGAGTGCTTCCACGACAGGTCCGTTATGCCAAACAGTTGACCCATCCACAAGGCGAAAGCCACCAATAAGATCGTCTTCATCAGTTTCAATAGTAATGTTGACACGAATAATTTCTCGTTTCAATTGAGCACATGCTTGCTCAACAGAGAAAGTCTTGCCGTTGCCAGACAGACCAGTGATAAAAGTAGGATAGAAGATGCCAGACTGAATAATTTTTTTGACATCAGTAAAGTTCCCGAACGGGACAAACGAGGCATCTTTCTCAGGAATCAAGTTCTGATTTTCCCGAACGGGATCAGCAGCAGGTGCTTGATAGGTCTGCTCAAGTTGCTCAGCAACAGTCAAAGACCACTTGCCATGACCAACTTTATATTGATCAAGTCGTTTGGCAATAGTGGGGAAAGAATATCCAAACTCAACAGCGGCGGCATTAATAGCATCACGGGTAAAATCATTACCATAGTTCTTACCAATAAAATTAGTAAGAGAGATCATGTCAATGTTAGCGGAGCGAGGCATTGGTTTTGTTCGTTGATAGAGTTATTATAGAGCAAAACCCCACCCTGGTAAGGGAGGGGTGTCCAGTTATTAAAGTGTCACTAAGCTTCCATAAGACTCGCCCATTGACCCACGAATAAAAATATCAAATCCAATACAGTATCTATCCTTATCAGACATATTTTTTTCTACATGATGTAAAAGTTGACTAGGAAAAATAATTAAACTTCCAGTACCAGGAGTAAATCTCCAGGTCCTTATTGTGAAATCATTATAGTTTGAAACATCTGGTTCCAACACAGGAAGAAAACAATTTGGAAAAGATACTCCTTTATCAAAGATAATATCACCACTGTTTGGTGGAACATCCAAATAATAAACTCCACTCCAAACAGCATTTGTATGGCAATGCTGTTTAGCAGAATCACCAGGAAGATGTTTTACAGACCAAGCTCTAACAAGATCAAGTTCAACATATTTCGAAACTTGTAATACATTGTAAGCATAGTAGTCTGCTTGCTTTTGTATTTCTTCCTTTAAATCAACTAGGGTTTTCCAAATGTTTCTATCATCAGATATCCAGTTAAGACCATTATATGTGTAATCGTTTTTAATTACACAGTCCAACCAAGAAGATTGGACTGGCAAATAACTTTGAAATAAAGGAGTTGGAAACAGGGAATGTATGATCAAAATTCAATTTCAAATTCAGAATCTTTATAGCGCTTCACACCAATATCACTCAATGCTTTTACAAAATCAATTTTATCATTTTTCAATACAGGAGAAGTTTCCATTTCAAAAGCAGGAGTTGTTTTCTCTGTGTCAAATAAGATTTCGGTTTGTGAAAACTCATCTTCTGGAAATAGTTCTGGAAGAATACTTTTATACTTCAAAAAGTCAGGATCAATATTACGTGCTTTAAGAAAGAAAGTATTACAAACCTTTTGATAGTTTTTAACTTCCAGTTCTGTCAAACCATTCTTTCGAATTTGGCTAAAATGCTTGGGAAGAAGATGACGAATAGCTGTAGTAACTCCAGATGCTTTTGGTTTTCCCCTACGTGTTTTATCTGCTGCCTTTGCTTCCAGAGAATGTAGCATGACAACTTTCCTAAAGTTGGCACGTGCTAGTTCTGGATAACGTAGTTCTACTTCGCTAAGTTTTCTATATTGAGAATTTGGTTTTTCGTTTTTGTTTCTTTTTTTGATTACTGAAGATGTCATTGGTTAATTATGGTAAGGAAAGTTCCAGATAGCAAAATTATAACAGACCTTTTTTAAAAGGTCAACTCTTACGAAACAAGTTCGGCAAAAGAGGTGAGAATTTTTTTGTTGACTGTTTTGTTTTTTAGCATGTTACGAAATGCCTTTTTAATGTCAGTGGTCTTAGCACCTGCTTCTACATCAAACTCTGTGTCAGAAGACAATGCTGTTGTAGACAAGATATAGAGAGAATCGTATCCAACATTTGTATTCATCTCCCAAGATTTATTCTTCCTCCATTTTTTCATGACTTCTTCAATGTCTCGAAAACCTTGAGTATTACGATACAGATAACTAAAGTCAGAACCAGAAGCAATACGGAAACCAATGAAGTTTACAGAAGGAAAATTGTCTTTAAGATTTTCTAAAAGGATAGTTGTGATGTTGTCCTTGGTTGTTCCTTCACATCGACGGTAAATTTTTCCAATCTTAGGATCACGAAGACAGCAATTACCAGACACACTATTCTTCCCAATGTAATCAACTCCACGAGTAGATGACATGTCAACATCATAACTAATGCCGTTAGATTCTCCATCAGTAAGAATACAAACACTCAGTTTCTGGAGTTTGTTTTTCTTGAGATAGTCGGGAATAATAGTCTTCAAAGAAATGATACTTTCATTCAAGGGAGTGCCAGAAAGATCAACGCCAACAGGAACATGGTAATAACCACTAGCGACACTACTGGACATGTAGCAAGCAACCCTCCACAAAGTTTTAACAGATTCCTCAAACTGTTTTGTAGTAGATCGAGATGTCAAAAAATTGAGAAGATTAAAACGTTCGTGAACAGTAAGCATTCCATGCTCACGGTTATAGCTGGGAATAGATACATCCCATTCACTATCTACAAGAAGATTATTCCATTCATAAGTGAAAGCATAAACCTCAAAAGGAATCTGTACCTTACGGCAGAACCAGCAAAGATTAATGAGTTGTTTAACTGTATCTAGCAAAACCTCTGTCATAGAACCAGACCAGTCAAGCACAAAGATCATGCCGTGATTCTTGCCATCAGGCAACACAGTCACTTTCTTAAAGATGTCATCAGAATACTTATAAGTATGAAGCTTAGCAGTATCAAGAACACCAGTCTTAGATTGACCAGCACGAGCATAAGCGTCAGCAGACTTACGGCACTCAAACTCTTTAACAAGATAGTTTACCTCTTTTTGAGATTGTTTTTTGAATTCGAGAAGCATGTTATCCACATCTTCAAAGATATTATCCCAATGCTTTTCTCGTTCTTTAGCAATCATGTTGAAATGCTTTTGTATATATGGCATGACCACATCATGATCCACAACCACACGATTTAAATCAATCGTGGGAGTTTGAATATAAACAGGTTCACTAGTCCAAGCACCGTTGTTGCTTAGTTCTTCAGCAGCAGCATCAAAAGATCGCTGAGTTTTAGAGACTATGTTGCTAGAAGTATCCCCACCTTTGTTGGTAGGTTGTTCTTCGATATCATCCTCTTCTTTAGAATCGCCAACTTGATTACCTTCATTGGCAATCTCTTCTTCGTTGGCATTGTCGTTGGCAATCTCAGTTTGTGTAGAACCACCTTGAGATTGAGAATCGGCATTCATTTCAACAGGAACAGGTTCAGTTTGTTCTTTGTTATCTTCAAGAAATTTAACTAGTTCCTGACAAATATTAACCACATCTTCAAAAGTTTCTGCTTGCTCGATTAGAGGAATGAAATGCTTTTCATGATTCTCAAAAGGAATACAAGCGTAGGCACCAATCTTGAAATGAAGGTTGATACGATCGATTAAGTTATAACGAGTAATGTCTTCATCAGCAATGCTAAAGAAATCGTCGCTGTTCAATTCTTGATATCCTTTGTAAAAATCTTTGGCAAGACCAGGATACTTACGCTTCATCAACTTCTCGATACGAGCATCTTCAACGACGTTGAGAAAGTCTTTGGGAATCTCTTTATCCATCCAGTCATCAGCAGGAGTGTAGAGAGCATGACCCACTTCATGACCGACGAGAAGATCGTATACAGTATTACTTGCTTTCTGCCACAGGGGAAGAGTCAGCACCCGACGAACAACGTCAAAGGAAGCAGTGCTGACTTTACGGTGCTCAACAATCAGGTTCTCGGTAGCGAGCAGTCGAGCGAGGTTACCTTTAATTTCTTGACTTGACATTGATCCGTTCCGTTGATGCTCATACTATAAGACCCCCTGGGGATACCAGAGGGTCCTAGTAGACGCTTCTTTAACTGGTTACGGCGCTTACGTGCTTGGCGAAGTGCCTGAGGTTTAAGTTTTCTTTTTTGGTCCTTCTTTGAGTGGTGTTGCCAGTTTGGTGTTGTCATTGGTCAAACCCAATAGCGTGAGCAGTTCAGGAGTCTCCTCCCATTCCCAAATTGTACCATCCTTTTGGGTGTACGTTCGATTTGCCATAATTCCTCCAGTATTTATTAGTCGGTCTCCATCTGAGACTCGGTAAAGACACTATAGTTCTTAACCTTCTCAAACTTGATAGTACGATCAAACTTACCATCAAGATTTTCTTTGTGACTGATGACAAATACATTTGTATTATCATCAAAGTTTCTCAAGATCCATCCTAGTTCACTAGTGCCCCCAGTGTCAAGAGACCCATCAAAGATCTCATCTAGAATGAGGAGATTAGTATCCACGCTATTCTTGAGCTTAGCAATAGAACGCCAAGTAAGCAGAAGAGCGATATCGATACGAGCTTTCTCTCCCTCACTGAAACTTTCGTAGGAAAAGATGTCACGGTATCTAGATTTGATTGTTTCTTCAAAGTTTTCATTGAGAGCAAAGTTAACATAGAAGTCCATTCGTGTCAGATACTCACCAATCATCCTGTTCATAGTAGGAAGATAAGTTTTGATGATCCTCGTTTTGATACCAGTGTCTTTCAAAAGATGTGATGCTGTGATTAAAAGATCTTTATCTTTTTTCAAATGACTGATATCAGTATTAATAGATTTCTTATCTTTGACCATTTGCTCCAATTTGGAGAATGCTTCTTTCTTATCACCGCCACCAGTCTCTAAAGATTTAATCTCTTCTTCAACTTCTTCAACAGATTTTCTCAAAGAACTAATCTTAAAATTAGTCTGAGTAATCTGATTGTTTAGGGAAGTAATTCTATTGGACAACTCTTGCCAGGCATTGAATCGCCTTTCTTCGTCTCCAATAGCAGATAAGATATCATTGTATCCTAGATTCATTTCTTCCAATTTGTTTTTACCAGACTCTAATTTGTCTGCTCTAAACTCATCAGAAAGATTTTGAGTACACGTAGGACATACAGTATTGCCTTCAAAGAATTCATGTTCTTTCTGACAAGACTGTAACTTAGAACTTAACTTAATTAGATAAGTGTTCAGTTTCTTAAGTTTATCTGAAGATTGTTTGTACTCAGCAATCTCTTCATTAATCGTATCAATTGCTGACTGATCTTCGACAATGTTTTGATTGTTCTCCCGAATTTCGGAAAGGTATTCTTCTATCTTCTCTTGTTTCTTCTGAATATTAACTTTGTTTTTGGCATCTAGATCTTCTAGATGACTCTTCTGTAGATTGATCTTATCCTGAAGAAGATCAAACTGATATTCCAATTCACGTAGTTCCTCTCCGTTCTCCCGAACTTTATCTTTCAAGAGAGTATTCATCACAGAAAATATTTGGATATCTAAGATATCTTCAATAATCTCACGACGTTGAGCGAGAGGAAGTCTCATGAAAGGAACAAACGTAGACGATCCCAGAACTACAATCTGTGTGAAAGATTTATAGTTCATCTTCAAAACATTTTGTTCGAAGTTCTTTTGCTGATCAACAACTGTAGATTCTTGATTCCACAATTGTCCATTACAATAGATCTCAAACTTGTTTGGTTTGATACCACGTATTACTTGGTAATCAGATTTACCAATAGAGAACTCAATCTCAGTAACACAATCCTTTTCGTTGATGCTATTTACAAGCATCGGTTTGTTGATCTTACGAAATGGTTTACCAAACAGAGAAAAGGTAAGGGCATCCAGAATGGTGCTCTTACCAGCGCCGTTGGTTCCGACGATCAGATTAGTTTTGTGAGATGTCAAATCAACTTCGGTGAAAGTATTTCCAGTTGATAGAAAGTTCTTCCAACGAATTTTTTTAAAAATAATCATGCCAAACTTTTTGGAGGTATCAGGAAATCGTCTTTGGTTATTATAGCATATCTATGGTAGCGCTCTTCACATGCCTCAACGATCATCTCTCGATCAATCTCAACAATTTGTAATGGAGGATTCTCTTCGTCCTCCTCCATCATACAAAAGTATCTGTCGGCATCTTCTTCACACTCAAAAATAGGAATGACTTGATCTCCATCATCAGTAAGAATAGAGAACACACCGTCTGGTCTATTTTTGAGTGTGAGAATGAACATTAGGCTACTTCACAACTTTCAATATATAGGGTTCTCATTAACTTCTTCAGTTCGGTTTTATCTACTTGGATATCCATTTCTTCAACATACTCATTGAGAAGTGTCATAGTATCCTTGACTTCAAGATCTAAATCTTCTTGTCCTTCTAGGTCTACTAAGGTTTCTACAATTTTTACATCATGAGAACCAATGTTATAAAGATCATCAATTAATTTTTCAAATTGTTGATAATCTCTTTTCTCCTCAACAATGACTTTCACAAAAGTATTAGCAAATGATTCGTCAATTGGATGCTCTGTGTTCATTACGTCATTGTAATAAACTTTCTGAAATATTTCAAACGGATTCTTAACCCTTTTGATTTTATTTGTAGGAGGATTATAAAGATGGAACCCACGATCATCCTTGTAATCATTCCAGAACATCTGGTAAGGATTGCCCAGGTATGTAATATTACCTCGGGAAGATTTGTGGTGGTAGTGTCCAGAGAACACTTGTTTAAATCTGGAGAATAGTTTGGGATCCATTCCATGCTCCATCTTCATTCCTGGTGTTACTTCAAATCCATCAAGTTCGAGGTGTCCCATGACGATCTCGGCATTTGTGCTCTCAAGATGTTTAAACGTCTCTTCTTGATTCTCTTTGTTAATCCAGGGGACGAAACAAATTGGAGTATCCTCAATGTAAGTTGTAGCAACATTAGAGTAGACATGAATATTTTCATAGTCGTTCAACAGTAATTCTGGTGAATTAATTCGATTGGTATTCTTGTAATATACACAATGATTCCCAAGGATCATGTGTACAGTGATACCCATATCATTGAGACGATCAAAATAATCCCTACGAATCCTACCCCACACATTAAAATCAATGCTTTTGCGGTTGTCAAACGTATCTCCGAGATCAATGATTGTCTTGATCCCCTGTCTTTCCAGCGTTGGAAAAAAGATTTCATCATAGAACTTTTTAAAATATTCCCAGAATGCCAGACTTCCTTTTCTGCCATCTAGGTGTTGATCAGTAATAAGAGCGACGGTCACAGTTTACCTCCGACAGTTCCATCATATGAGCGTACATCAGTGTCCCATCCATCTTGCTTACCCTTAAGGTAGAAGCGTGTTCCACTGATACAACTTTCCTTGGCAATTGCGGTAATAAGTTCCTTGCCTTCTTTATCGTAGCTAATCCAAGTTCCCCATCGTTGTTGATTGACTCGGAAACAATCATCAATCCAAAAGTCTTCATCATTACTCATCGGTTCATTCTAATTTCAACATTTTCTTTGATGCTACCCATGTCAGAATAACTAGAATTCATGTCATTGCCATAGTTGTCGGTATGCATTACATGATCAAATCCAGAACGTTCTAGAATTTTTGTTCTAATGTCAGACTGGCGTTTCTCTTTTTGAATACGACGAAGGAAAGCGTAGTAAATAATTTGAGTGAAGTAAGCAAAGGGGTTCTTTGATTTTTCTGGATCAAAGTTACTAATGTACTGAACACAGTTTTCTACACCATCCGAAATCATATCTTCTCGGAAAGTATAGTTGACAAAGTTCGGTTTGTATGACAAATGTGTAGCAATCTTAAGAAAACAATCTCCAATGTAACGAGGAATTCTCGGTGGTTGTTTATTTTCTTTTTCTGCTTTTTTAACTTGCGTACGAAACAAAATGATTGCTTCTAGGAAGTCCTTATTATTGACGTAATATTCTGGATCTTTCTTAGCCATACATGTTTCGGTTTGCTTACTTGGGTACAGTATAGATGACAACAGGAGTTTTGTCAAGGAGCTTGACAAGACCTCAGAAACTCAGTACAATAACTCTGTAAGGGTTCAAGAGAACTAGTAGCTCTTAGCTAATCTTAAATATCTTTTCTAGAGATTTTTTAGTTTCTTGAATAGAACCTAGGTAACCAGTTCTACCTTTTAGTTCTTCTAGAGGTACTCTTCCAGGTTCATTATTATTATCAGAATCTTCACTAATTGTTTTGAGATAATATTTTTCAATTCTTGAATCCAATTCAGACATAGTTAAAACACTAGACATTGGCAAGACAAATGATTTGTCGTATGTGGCATGAATCCAATCTACTAATTGAAATCCTTCAATCATCTGTCCGTTTTTTCTCTGCTTAATAATTTCAACTTTCATTGGATTATCTAAAAAGAGAATATTATCTTCTTCTACATAAGATACCTTAGAAACTATTTCTTCTCCTGTAACTAATTTTATTGTTGAATAAAATTCTTCTTCCATATTATTTTAAAGCGATAGGTATTACTTCATACTTAAAGTTTTCCTCTTGGTAGATTTTAATTCTTTCTGCTAGATGATTAAGAGTATAGTTATTTCTACTATTGGAGGAGATATCGTCAGCGATATCGTATAGTGTTGCTATGTCTTTGCCGTCGCCTTTCCTGAGGACACGTCCAATACTTTGGAGATTACGTACCCGTGACTTACTTGGGGAAGCAAAGATAATATTGTGTAAACGTTTAATGTTGATGCCTGTAGAGAATGTTCCGTATGAAGCAATGATCACAGCATTGTTTTCACTTTCAGTAATCTGACGAACTTCTTCTCTATCTTCTACATCAGTGCCACCGTGAACGAAAAATACTTTACGATCAGGCACAGAATTATTTATCAACTCGTAAAGTGGTTCGCCGTGTTTCTCAACATAGTTAAACAGTACTAGTGTGTTGCCTTCTATATCTTTTACAAGATTTTTGATTAGGTTGTTTCTTTTTTCATGCTCTACGATATATTCCATCTCGGCATGATAGTCCTCAAAGTATTTGTATTCATGCTTACACAACAATACTTTGATCCTAAAGTTTGAAAGGTGTCCTTGTTTGATTAGGTCATCTGTTCTAGTCACTTTCTCACAGGCACCAAAGAGACCTTCTAAAACCCACTTGTGTGTCTTGCTACCATCCAGTGTACCTGTAAACCCAAAACGATACTTGGCATTATGTAACTTGGTCATGATACCAGTCAGTGATTTTGACTTGAACAAGTGTGCTTCGTCACCAATTACACAATCGATATCATCAAAGTAACGCTTAGGAAACTTGTAGATGGATTGCCACGTTGAGATAACAACATTCTTATCTGTATCTTTATCCTTTCCAGAATAGATTGTATGGCAGTACTCGTCGGCATTCCATCCATAGTCCTTAAAGTCCTTCAACATCTGCTCTACAAGCGACGTGGTGGGCACTACAAGGAGAATCTTCTTTCCATTAGCAACATAGTATCTAACGATGCTGTAGATCATTAGAGACTTGCCAGATCCCGTGGGAGAAAGGAACAGTCCACGGTCATTCTTTAGTGCCTTATATACAGTAGCATATTGATAATCTCTTGGTTGATACTTACAAACTTTATCCATAAAATGCTTGACACCAAGCATGGATACAAATTTGTTATTAACTTCTACGTCACCGTACCATTCGTTAGACTCATACGATAACTGGTAACGTCTTTCGGCACACCACTCTTTAAGATGGGGAAGTAAACCGCCATACAATTCACCCGTAGCTGGCGAGTACAGGTGAATCGTACCATCCCAGTATCTAAATCGTGGTTGCCTCTTTAGAAACTTTGCCTCTGGTAGTTCAAAGGAAAAGTAATCTGCTAGTTCGTGATGAACATGCTGCTCAGAATTGAGGGTTAGATAAACCTCGTTCTTTTTCTTTACCGTAATCAGGGACATTAGTTTCCATTAATAAACTTCTCCCATTCAATAGCGTTCTTCACATGATAATTTCTTTGGGAAATCATCCTCAAAACATTGTCTAAAAAGAAAAGCATCTGATCGATGTACTTAATCTTTGCTTCTTGGTTAATAATGTCTTCGTCCGACTCAAGATAAACTTTCATTTTGTCGGCGGTTTTAATACTAGAACCGAAAGGTTTTTCAGCGTATACTTTTGCTTCTGCCTCCCCGCTGTAATATTCTCTTTTCTCTCGGACCAGTTTACGAACTTCGAATTCTAGACTGGTTTTGATTTGTGAAAGATCGGTGTAATGGTTTAAGTATTTATTATGCTGGAAAGGGATCTCCATTGAGATCTTTCCTAGATCGGCGCTATACTCTTTGTTTTTGAATTCAAAATCTACTTGACTATCTTCAGCCCACTCTGCTTTAATTTTTTCAAATTTATTATGTAGTTTATCAAAATTCATTAAATACCTGAGGAGTCTATAATATTATAACCAGTATACTTGAAAGTGACCTGTGCTGTAAAGTACTCTACATCATTTTGTGTAGCATCAAATGTCATCTCTGTCAAGGAGATTGGGAAGATATTTTCAAACGCTACCACATGATTGATGTTGTAATTTGATGAGTATATCATCAGTCTGGCAGAACTTGTTTCTGGTTCTTGAGATGGCATATGCTCTTCCGATACGCCGTTAGTTCTAATCCAATTGTAAATTGATTTCCAATTAATTAATTCTTCATCAACAATAAAGGATACATTGAAATCCCCGTATGTAACACCGCCACCAGCAACAATTGGAAAGTTACGAAATCTTGTTGGAACTTCCGTGAATGGCATTGAAATGTCAGGAAGATTTACACGTTGGCAGAAAAAATCCACACCATTAAACAATTCAAGTTCTAACTTGAATCCTAATGGAGATAGGTAATTCCTATTACCTATTTGCTTTTTATACCATTCAGCAGGCATGTCAACTTCCCAAGCAATAACTATTTATCTAATAGTGTCGTATGCCGCTTTCCATTCATCGTACATTCTCATCAACCAAGGATCAACATTTTTTAAATCCAACTTGGATAAAGTTTCTCCATAACCTTGACTGATGGCATGATCACAAAATTCGTAGACATCAGAATACAATACTTTACCAGAGCGAATGAAAGCACTCAGTAAAAACTGTCTTTGCTGAAATCTTTCGTCGCTTTTTCTCCAATCATTCTTCATCATAGTTACACCAGAAATCATCCCAGTCATCTTTGTCCGCTTCGTAAATTGGGCAAGGTTCTTCGAAAAGAAGATCTGCCTTCATCCGAGCACACTTTTTTAATAGATCTTTGAATTGATCTTCTTCCATGAGGTCGTCTATAAAATCTAGATCTTTCATTCTGAATATTCTTTTAATAAATCTAAAACTCTGTTCAATACATCGTGGGCACCATCATGCCAGTCAGCTGACTGAGCGTAATGTGTACCATTGTATAATTCGTTTTTCATTTTATACACTCTGGTGAGTATGTCAACCTTTGATAATTTTCCTCTCATAAAACCAATCCGTTATAACATCTAAAACAAAATAATGATAACAGAAATATTAAGGAAAAGATGGTTACTGTAAACCAAAAATATTTCAT